CCCCTTACACTTTTAACGAGGGAGCAGCCAGCAAGATAGCTGGAGGCTTGGGTAAAAGAGTTAATAGCGCCGTGCAGTTTTATGGTAAAGTCAAGGCCGCCCCTTTAAAAGCTGAAGAAAAGGCTCAGGCAGCTGTTGACAAAGCTAGCGCAAAGAAGATGGCCTTTGAAGAAGGCCACGCGGATAAGGTAAGTAAGGCCACAGAGATGTCTAACGCCCGCTCCACAGGAGCTCGGGCTCTGGCTAAAGAACGCGCCAAGGGAATTGTCTCGGTAGAGAAGGCCCGCCAGCAAACTGAAAAAGAGAAACAGAATACTTCTGCTCAAAAAGCTAAGGAGAAGGCTACTCCTCGCGCAGCTCCTATGAGGTCAGTTACTGCGAAAACTTCTGCAGTAAAGCCCTCGCCAGCTAAAGCGCCTGCTAAACCAGCGGCTATCAAGTCCCCTGTTAAAAACACGGATAAAGATGGGGTTCTCTTACCTATCAACAAGCGCCCAAAACCGATTATGTTTCCTAGCCCAAAGCTAAATAAAGATGCTCAAGAACAATACGGAGATTAAATATGAAATGTGCTGCATGTACCTTAGACGCTCAATACGAGTATGCAACTGGGCCATTGAGCTCAATGCTATTTTGCGCAGGTCACGTACCTGGCTTCCTGAAAACTAAAACGGGAAGGCTAATGCTGAAGGTGTACACACCTGAAGTAGTGACCCCTAAAGTAAGTAAGAAGAAAAAGGCTGAAGTTGCTGTGCCTAAAGAGGAGTCTTTAGAAGAAGTTTCCACTCCAACGGAGGAGTAATGGGACTAGTTAGAAAGTTTGCCATACAGGGACACGCTATCCCTAGTACAGTATATAGGCCCCACGGACCTTTTCCACCCGAGGTTCTTGCGCAAACAAGGGTGGTACAAGAGGACTTACATTCCGATTCTTTGCATGAAGCACTAGATGACGTACGTATGTTCCGTTGTAAAGACTGTGGGGACATCCTATACGAGGATGAACTATCCATTCATGAATGTGAGGAAGAAAACTAATGGCAACAAACGAAAATGGTAATCTTGTTGATGACGCTGGAAACGTTGTCATAGACCATGTATGGGGCAACCTGCCCCCTCAGCCCAACGACGTTCGTCTTGAGAACGGCGGAGAGCTGCTGGACCCAGACCTAGATAATCACGCATTGATGATTTCTGGTTGGAATGGGTTCCCTCTATATACCCCTAACTATTCAGGTGAAGGTCTAGGCAACCTCCTTGTACCTAGCGTACTTGGACTTACAGCCGCCGCTGCACGTCGGTCTTTGATTGACGCTGGGTTCTTGACAGCCGACATCACCACCGCATCTGCGTATACCCCAACAGTTAGCAACGTAGCTCTAACCAGCAACGTAGCTACCGTAACTACTTCAGCAGCCCACGGCTTTGCAGTTGGTGACTCAGTAGTCATCGCTGGCCTGACTAACGTTGTATTCAACGGTACTTTCACGCTGATTACTGGAACCACTGGTTCTACCTTGGTATTTGCTAAGACCAATGTTGACGTTGCAAGTGACCCAGAGACTGGCACCGCCAAGGTCGTCGCTAAGGCTGGCAAGATTGCCCTCCAGAGCGTCGCACCTGCTGCCAATGATGTAACTGAAGGTGACGCAATCACTATCACCCCTTACTACGCTAGCTAAGCAAAAGTAATAGTTAACCCCCGCTCATACTTACATGAGTGGGGGTTAACTTTATACTGGGGTCATGGCTGCCGATAAAGAACTACGTAATCAACTACGTAATCGCCTTACGGAAATTACGGGGGACTATGTAGTCCCTAGGCTGAGCCAGCTACCAACTACAAACCCAGTTCGTCAAATAGATGGGCAAACTCAAGTTGACCCCGCTACTGGCAAGCCGATTAGAGACCGTTACTCAGAGTTTCAAGCAGATGCATACCGTGAAGACCCTAACTATGGTGGGCAAGTATTTAATGGGAATGACTCATCAGCATATGGGATGGACGTCTTTGATGAAGAGACCAACTTCTTTGGTGACCGCTTAACCCCTGTTAATCCAGAAAACTTAAACATACCAACTTCGACGAGCAATGCTTCTCGTCCAAGGACCTTAGCTGCTGGCTACTACCTCTATGTAGGTGAGAGGGCAAAGCCATACGCAGACCAACGCGGTAAACTAACCGTTGTCTTCCGCGATGGAACCTTCTACAATTACTACAACGTGCCTCCAGGAACTTGGCAGACCTTTAAAAGCTCTATCTCTAAAGGCCCAATGCTGAACAGGAAGAACCAGTTCCAAGGTTCCGACGGCGTACTGTTGGGATACCCTCACGGCCCTGCAGACCTGTCAGAAGTCCCTGTTGAATTGCAGAGGCAGGTTTACCGAGTAGCTAGGACTGCGTCAAGCGCATCTGTAGTTGGTAGGACTAGGTCTATACAGGTAGGAGACCGTAAGATTAGAACAGCTAACTACGTGTCTACAAGCTCTCAGAAGCGTGTGTCATCTGCCAAAAATCCAAGCGCTAATAGAGGAAAGAACCCCGCAGCAAAGATGGGGAAGAACCCGTATCAAAAATAGGACAACATGCCAAAAATACACGACATCGGACCAAAACACTTTGTACAGTACATTAAGTTCCCCGTACAGTGGAAGAGCAAACTCTGGGTAAGAGGCTGGACCCAGGAGATTTCGGAGCCCTTTAGGACCTCTGCCCCACTAATTTTTAGAATGCCCCATAATAAAGCCCTTGTTATCGGTAGATGGACGGGTAACATTGACACAGAAGAAGAAGCACTAAGTCGCGCAATAGAAGGTCGAGTACTAAAAGATGAAGATTTTCACAAAGGCTGGCAACCTCCCGCCTACAAAGCTTCAGAAGAGGGTAGAGAAGATTGGGACTACTGACCTAATTCTTTGGGTAGAGACTTCCCTGTACTCTATCGGCAAGAACATCACCCACTGGAGCAGAGAATCTAACTCTGACATGTTGGAGGACGCCCACATGGGCGCTGAAGCTCTGTTGGCGATTACTACTGAATTAAAACGTAGAGAGCGCAATGGCTGACTACGAAGAAATACTCAATGACTTTGAAGAGCGGGAAAAGTTTGAGGAGATTAGTCCTGAGTTCTATCAAGAAGACCATGAAGATGAGTCTGAACAGGGCTGGGACGAAGAACCTGACGAACTAACTACCGCCTTTGTTATAAAGCTTATAGACAAGATTATGACCTTTATGGAGGTTTTGGTCGGGCATGACCTTCACGTGTACCAGAAGCCTCTAGCTCGCCGTATTATAGAGTCCGTTATTATAAATGACGGCGAAGAAGTAACTGCCTTAGCATCTCGCCAGTCTGGAAAGACTGAGACTGTATCTGACACACTTGCAACTCTCATGGTTCTCCTGCCTCTTCTCGCAAAACTATACCCAGACCTACTAGGGCGCTTTAAAGATGGCTTGTGGGTAGGGATGTTTGCCCCCACTGAGTCTCAGGCCGAAACCCTCTTCTCTCGTACGGTCACTCGACTAACCTCAGAGATTGCTCTTGAAGTACTGGGAGACCCAGAAATAGATGACGAGGCAGCCAAAGTCGGTGGTGTTACCAGAATGATTCGCATGAAGAAGCTCGGGTCAACACTCACCATGATGACAGCTAACCCTCGTGCAAAGATTGAGTCTAAGTCGTTCCACGTAATCGTAATCGATGAGTGCCAAGAAGCAGATGACTTCGTGGTCTCTAAGTCAATCGCTCCGATGCTTGCGTATTACGCAGGAACCATGATAAAGACAGGAACACCCACCACCAGTAAGAACAACTTCTATCGTTCTATTCAGCTCAATAAGCGCCGCGCCAGCGGTCGTGGAGCTCGACAGAACCACTATCAGTGGGACTGGAAAGACGTAGCAAAAGTCAACAAGAACTATGCAAAGTTCATTAAGAAAGAGGCATTGCGAATTGGAGAAGAATCAGATGAGTTCCAGATGTCTTACAACTGCAAATGGCTTCTTGAGCGAGGCATGTTTGTTACGGCTACCCTCTTGGATGAGCTGGGTGACAAGTCGCAAGAGCTCGTCAAAGTCTGGCATCAAACCCCTGTTGTGGTCGGAGTCGACCCAGCTAGAAAAATGGACTCCACTGTTGTCACTGTGGTCTGGGTTGACTGGGACCGCCCAGATGAGTTTGGCTATTATGACCACAGAGTTCTCAACTGGCTGGAAATTCAAGGGGACGATTGGGAAGAACAGTATTTTCAAATCGTTAACTTTCTTAATAACTACGATGTTCTCGCGATTGGGGTGGACTCGAACGGAGTCGGCGACGCTGTCGCTCAACGACTAAAAGTCTTAATGCCCAGAGCAGAAGTGATTGGCCTTACCTCTAGCCCTACAGAGCAGTCTAGAAGGTTTAAACATTTGCAGGCGCTAATACAGCGCCGCATGCTCTCTTTCCCGTCTCACGCTAAGACAAAGAGACTGCGTGTATGGAAGCAGTTCTACCAGCAGATGACAGACGCAGAAGTTACCTACAAGGGACCTAACTTCTCTGTGGAGGCTCCTAAGGAGAACTACGCCCATGATGACTTCGTAGACTCGTTAGCTATCGCCTGCTCTATGACTGTGGACCTAGTTATGCCAGAGGTAGAGTCTACCTCTAACATGTTTTACTAAAAAAAGAGTTTAGTAGTACAAATTGGCGGATAACAGCCACACTTGTAAATGGAAACTGCAGATTATTCCAATCCTAACTTTAAGGAGTTTTCCATGGGTATCGCTCCCGCACCACAATTTCCTGAACGAGCACCTCAGATGTATGAGATGAAAGCCACTGGCAATGTAGAACGCCGTGGACCGCTACGTTTTGAGGAAGGTATCGCCACAGATACCGACGTTCCAACCGACTTCCAGAAGGGCATGGTAAGCGGCTCCTCTAGCGCTCCAGGTCGTCCAAACCGTAATGCACCTGTATGGCAGAAGCCAGCAGCTGAGACTCTCTCAGAGCGTGCACACGTCGGCTCGGCTGCATGGATTGAGGCACCGACATTCCTTGGCGAATTTGCTCACGGCTCTTACAGCCAGAACTCCGAGCAGGTTATTGAGACCAAGATGTCAATGGGTCGCACCATGCGTGTTAACCCGACTGTAGTCAACGACTAATTTAACCCCTAGTTCCTACCCCTTTACTACTGTAGAGGGGTAGGCTTAGGCCTTTAGGAGTTTCAGTGACTAACGAACCCACCAACCAAAAGTTGTATGCCATGGTTGTTAACCAAGCTAAGGCGAAGTACCGAGTGTACCCTTCTCCTGGAGCATCACATTGGGTTCACACACGTTATCTGGAACTTGGTGGTAAGTTTATAGACCAAGAAGCAGAAGCGCGGAAGAAGGAAATGATAAAGCATTTTCTTCAGGAGAAGGCACACATGGCAAGCAAACAGCACCAGAGCAAGAGTAAGTAATGAGTGGGTCATATTTTGACTTCTCGCCCCCAAGCTACAGGGCAGCGTCCTCTGACCTTACTATCTCCATTTCCCCTCTGGGGCTCGTTGAGCTTGCTGATGAAGAATTTGAGGTCCACGGTCCTCGTCTAAACCGTTACTCCCTAAACTGGGCCATGTATCTTGGCCACCACTGGGGATACCGCCGCGAGCAGGGCGAGATGCAAATCTCTGTCAACTACTATCGCGCATTCATTGACTATCTAGCTAGGTTCACGTTTGGACAGGGAATCCACTTCCGCTCTCCAGCAGCAACCGAGGCCATAGTACCGAATCGGCTAGAGCGTGTTTGGGAAATAGACAATCAAAAGACTAAAGTACTTCTTGAGATGGCGCAAATTGGCGGTATCACAGGAGATTGTTTCGTTAAGGTTGCTTACGAAGAGGCTTGGGAAGATGCCGTAGGACGCATTCACCCAGGAAGAGTACGTATCCTTCCTCTCAACTCAGCATTTTGTTTCCCAGAGTTTCACCCCCACGACCGTACACGCCTTCTTAGGTTCAAGCAGAAGTACCGTTTCTGGGGAACCTCTTTAGAGGGAACTCGCCAAGTGTTTACCTACACTGAAATTCTTACAGACGACATTATTGAGGAGTACATAAACGATGAGCTCATTGATTCGCGACCTAATCCGCTCGGGCTTATCCCTGTTGTACACATACCAAACATCCCTGTATCTGGCTCTCCTTGGGGTCTCTCTGATGCTCATGACATTATTAGTCTAAACAGGTCGTATAACGAAATTTCAACAGATGTCGCTGACATCATCAACTATCACGCTGCTCCAATCACAGTTATTACTGGCGCTAAGGCTTCTAACCTTGAAAAGGGTGCAAAGAAGGTTTGGGGAGGCCTACCTAAAGATGCGCAGGTCTTCAACCTAGAAGGTGGTAGTGCTGGTATTCAGGGCTCTCTACAATACCTAGAGATGATTAAACGCTCAATGCACGAGCTTATGAACATTCCAGAGTCAGCTCTTGGCCAATCCCAGCCTGTATCTAATACTTCTGGTGTTGCTCTACAGATTCAGTTCCAGCCTCTAATGAACCGTTGGACCCACAAGGTCTCAATGTACAAGGCTGGATTAGAAAAGGTTAATGAGCTTATTATGCTCAACTTGGTTGTTAAAGAGCCCGAGTCTCTCGTGTATAACCCAGCTACTGATGGCGCTATCAATGAGAACCAGCTTACTAAGTTGGACCCCAACGACCCAATCACTTACATCTCACACGCACACTTCCCTCCTCCCCTACCTCTGGATAAGATTGTTCTTCTTAACGAGCTTTCTCAGAAGATGTCTATGGGTCTTGAGTCTAAAGAAGGCGCACTACGCGCCCTTGGAGAAGAGTTCCCAGAAGAGAAGCTCGCTGAGATTAGAAAAGAGCTTATTAACGACGTCAAAGATGAGGGTGCAATTAACCTTATTAAGGCCGAGATTCAGAAGCAACTCATGGACCTTACTGGAATGCTAGTAGCCCCAGATGGTACCGCCACTCCAATGGAGCCTACTGTGGCTGGCGGAGAACTTGTAGGCGACGGCCAACTCAACTCAGGAGCTGAGGCTAACCCAGCAATAGCGCAAGCTGAGATGAAACTACAACAAGATTTGTTATTGCAAGCTTATGGGGACCAAGTTCCTCCTAGACAAGCAACTGACAGAGAATAGTTTTTAATATTTAATTGCTGTAATTTATTGGGTTTAGATACCAAAGTTACTCTAAATACTAAAAACTAGTTACGTAATAGGCACGGCTAACCAGACACTCATACGGACAACGACCAAGTAAACGAAAAGAGAATACCCATGGACGAAATACAGCAGGCTGAGACTTTGCCTGAAACCGCAACAGATGCTCTAAATACCGCAGAAACTCCTGATACTCCATTTCCACAGTTCACAGCTGATGACATTGCAAAAGCTCGTGCACAGGAAAAAGAGAAGCTTTACCCTCAGGTAGAGAAGCTAAAAGAAGAGCTTACCCTTCTCAAGCTACGTGAGCAAGAGCGTGAGGCTGAAGAGTCTCGTCGCAAGGATGACCGCAAAAAGCGTGATACCGAAGCTCTGAAGAAGAAGAAGGATGAGGAAGAAGCTGAACTTGAGGTTCGCCAGCTTCTGCAGGTCAAGGAACAGGAATGGCAGTCTCAGTTAGACAATGAGCGCCAGGAACGTGAGAAGGCATTTGCACTCCTAGACCAAGAACGTCGCTTTCAAGCCCTCACTAACTACCGCTCTATGAGATTAGAGCAGGAAAGAGACGGCATTATCCCTGAGCTTATCGACATGATTCAGGGTAATAACGAGGATGAGATTGAGCAGAGTATCTCATCGTTGAAAGACAAATCTGCAAAGATTTTTGACTCTGTAGCCCAAGCTGGGGTACAGACGAGAAAAGACATGGTGGGAGCACGGGTTACCGTGCCTGCCTCAGGACCCCTGGATAACGATTCGGAACAACGCTCGTACTCGCCCAACGACATTAATAACATGTCAATGGCGGATTATGCAAAGAACAGAGCCAAGCTACTTGGCACAGGCAACAACAGTGGACAGGGTTTGTTCAACTAACAATCAACTAACTAGACCGAAAGGACTTGAACCACTATGGCTTCAGGTATTACAGGAACTGGTCAGCTCGCAGGCGCACCTACAGCTTACTCAGGTAGCAACTCCCAGCTTTCACAGGCCATTCAGACCATCTGGTCAAAGGAAATCCTATTCCAAGCGATGCCAATTCTTCGCTTTGAACAGTTCGCAGTTAAGAAGACCGAGCTAGGTGTATCACCTGGTCTCCGTGTCAACTTCCTACGTTACAAGAACTTCGCAGTGGACCCAACTCCACTGACCGAAGGTGTCCGTATGACTACCAACTCACTAACCGCAGAGCAGATTGCTATCACCGTTGCAGAGCACGGTTACGCAACCGCTGTTTCGGAGCTACTACTTAACGCATCATTTGATGACGTTATGGCTTCCGCTTCGCGTCTCCTAGGTCGCCACATGGCACAGTACCTAGACCTACAGGCACGTAACACCTTGTCTGCAGCTACTTCAGCTGTATTCGGTTACGACCGCTCAGGTATCGTTGGTGGCGCATTCACCAACTACGACGAGGGAACTGCAGCTACTTCTATTGCTGGAGTTTCAGCAGCCCACAAGCTAACGACTGGTGCCATCAAGGATGCCGCTCTTACTCTTGCTGGAAAGAACATCCCACGTCTAGGCGAAACCTACGTACAGTTCATCCACCCAAAGCAGTCACGCGACTTGCGTTCAAACCCAGAGTTCATTGAAGTTACCAAATATGCAGCACCTGGTAACTTCATGCTTGGTGAGATTGGTCGTCTATACGACGTAGTCTTCATCGAGACCACTCAGGTTAACAAGCTAGCTCAGGGTACCGCAGTTGATTACAGCGCTCAGGCAGGTCTCCTTACAGGCCAGAGCTACATCCCTGTAAAGGCTAACACCGTCCCAGGTGGTGGTGGAAACCCTGCAGAGCCAGGCGCAACCGCTCCTACTGGAACCACTGCAACTGACGTTTACGAGTCAATCATGATTGGTGACAACGCATTTGGTCACGCAATCTCTCTACCAGTTGAGCTCCGTGACGGTGGTGTTCTAGACTTCGGTCGCGAGCACGCACTTGCATGGTACGCAATTTGGGGTCTTGGTGTTATCACCGACCAGGCTATTGTCAAGGTATACACCGCGTAATAGTGCAACATTAGTGGAGGGGGGTCCTTCGGGGCCCCCCAACACAAACATCTAACATTAGGAGAAAAATACTGTGGCAACACCAAAGACAAGCCCACTAGACGCAACGGGTAAAGCTGCCGAAGACGCAGCAAAAAGAAACGCAGCAGAGCTGAGAGCACGTCAGGATGAAATTTCGACAACTCGTCAGGCAGAAGCAGAGCTACTAGAGACTGGGGTCTTTGACCCAAAGAATCCAGATGTTCCAATCTTCCTAGATGAGATTGAAGAGGTAGGCGTATCGGTAAATAACGACAAAGTCGTTATACGAACAATCACTGACATCGATGAAATGACTTACGGCGTTGGGAACACATACACCTTTAAATCAGGTGTTAAGTATGCAGTGCCACGAGACCTCGCGGATTACCTTGAGGGTCTCGGTTATATTTGGCGACCTAACTAAACAGTCACCGATAAACTGCCCACTCTGCTGGTTCCCGCCCTCCTCCCAGCAGGGTGGGCTTTATCGTTTGTGCTGTATTTCTAGGCATAATACGAGAACATAGATGTGACTAATTTTTCGGAGGTTTTGTGACTACGCTTGCATCGCTTGTTGATAGAGTGCGGCTAGAGCTAGGTGACATGGGTAAGTCCTTTGTTGTTCAGTTTATGGCTGACGGTTCTAGCAACCGCTTCACAATCCAGTACTCTCCAGTGGATGGCCCAGAGCTTACAGTTCTTAAAGACGGCGTAGACATCTCTTCCCAAAGCTCAGTAGAAGAGAGCACGGGCACGCTAGTGCTTGATACCCTGCCTGCTGACGGTGAGGCTTTGCTAGTTAGTGGAACTTATTACAGATATTTTACTA